TACAAATATTGTAATGCGGGTTTAAATCATCTAAATAGAATTGTTCGCGTTCATAAATATTTTGTATATCTTGCAAAATTTCTAATACTTCAAATTGGAAATTTTCTTCTCCATATTCGTTCCATGCTCTTTGCAGATGTATGGAATGGTGAGTCCCATTTCTTAAATTCCATCTATGTTCTTTCCATCGCTTGTGTTTGTTTATTGCAGAACCAACATAAATATCATTGGTTTTGATATTTACTATTTTATAAATTACTATTTGAATCATTTATTATAAATTTTTTATACAAACTGCATCGTCATCGAATTAAATATCCCGGCGAACGTGCTCGCCGTCGAGACCCTTATGATGACATATCCGCCAGAGGTGCTCGTATTTAGAGTACCGGTCGTTAGACCCCACGGCGTGTTGAACGCTTGGCCCACGCCGTTTGCGGCGTTTCTTGCGCCGTCGCCGTCGGCCCATTCCGCCGTGATGAAGTCCGCGTAGCAGTCCATCCAGCCGGTCGTCGCAGGCAGCTTCATCTCCACGTGAATGTCGTTGCCTGTCAGTGCAGTGCCTATTGGTACGAACGTTCCGCCTGAACCGTTGACGGTCAGTATGAAGTTCGCCGTTGTCGGCGCTATCTGCTGGAATTTCCTTATGTAGTACCTCGTGCCGGTCAGTCCTGTGTAGTTCCTTCCTGAACCGCCCACGCCTCCGTTGTTGAACGGGCTTGCTTGCGATATATTAGTTGTTCTGAAGTCCGACGGGTATGACGGGTACGCGCCCGGGTATACCATGCTACCACCTATCACCTGCATCCCTGTTGTGTGCCCGGCGGAACCGTCGAGCAACGACTGCGAAGAGTCCCATATATTTCCGACCGTGGTTACGTCCGATACGAGGTCGTAGTTCGCATTGGTGTTGAGCCTGTAATTTTCGTCGGTGAACGGTTCCGACGTCGCCGTAGACGTGGCAGCGACGTTGTCGATTAGGAATCCGGCAATCGACGAGCCTCCGCTCGTCTGGGTTCCTTGCACCGTTCTGAGCACTGTCGTCGTCAATGTTAGCGGCCCGTTTATTATTCTGATCCCGGACGACGTTACCGTGCCGGTCTTTCCAACCACGCTAACCGTCTGCCCGACGTTCCCGTTGCAGGCAGCGAGGGCCTGGTACGGTGCGGACAGCAGAGTCCCGTATGTGTTGGAATTTCCGGTAAATGACACCGCATTGGCAGCGGGACTGTACGTGTTCATGTACGCATTGTTGATGTTGATGTTGTACTGGACCGTACCCGCCTGGTAGTATTGTATGCCCGAGATGTTTTTCGGTGATCCCTGCACCGGGTTGTACATGGTCTCGCTGTTGAACGACGTAGCCGTCGTGTTCCCGTCCAGTACGACCTCGTATCCGGCGAGCACCTGGATGTCGAGCGGGTTTAGCTGGTGCGTGATGACTATGATGTTGTATCCGAGCGACAGGTCAGACTTGACAACTGTCCACGTGCCAGTCCTATACAGGAATGTGTCGAGCGGCGTTCCGTTCGGGAACACCACGGTACCTTGCGCGGAGACATTCATACCAGACAGAGTTCCCCCTGAAGTTGTGTCGATCGCGGATGTGGTCGAAGTCAGGTCTATGCTCGATGCCATCTGCACGCCGTTGATGTACAGGTATAGGTTTCCCTTCTCTGCATCGCCGAAGCTCTGCGCGGGGTATGCTGGGTCTGGCACGCCTGGTCCCGCCGGCACCAGGTAATTGAGGACGCCGGACAGCTTGGAGCCGCCGACCGCCTGCGATATGCCGAGTCTGTTGCCGGACACGACGAACAAGCCGTCCACCGAAACCGGAGGCACCGCGCTGTCCGCGTTATTATATCCCGCTAAGGTGTGTGTACTATCAAACCCTAATTTGCCGGCTACTGATAGAGATAGAGTTGTCTGACTCCAGCTTGACAAGTGAGGCGCCGGAGGCGGCAATAGTGCGAGTAGAATATCGTTGACCCTGCTCGCGAAAGTTCCGACCGGTGTGAGGGGGGTCAGGTCAGTCCAGAATCCATTGAGGTAAGAGTCGCCTGGCTCGGGTGGTCCGAGCACCGGTGGTCCAGGCTCACCGGAGTAGCCGGACAATCCGGATGCGCCGGAAAATCCTGCCGGCCCGATGGCACCAGCACTTCCTGTCGCGCCGACGTCACCAGTGGCGCCGCTTGTGCCGGAGAAACCGCTGACGCCGAGGCCCGACTGACCGGAGAAACCAGACTGGCCTGGAGAACCCGAGAAACCCGAAGTGGACACCCCCGAAGATCCGGAGTAGCCTGATACTGTCTGCCCAGAAAATCCGGACAGACCTGGAAGACCTGATGTACCGCTGTAACCCGACGTACCATTGATGCCCTGTATGCCGCTATAGCCGCTCGTACCTGTTGCCCCAGCTTGTCCACTGTAACCGCTTACACCGGAGTAACCAGACGTCGAGCCGATAGAATTTATGATAAGAGAATATGGGTCAGTTAACGCATCTATGAATATCCCGGTTCCAGCAGTAACGGATTTGAACGGTAAATTGACGCCCGCCTTCGGAAGTGTGAGCGCGTATCCGGTCAGGTCAGGCGTGCTTGTTGTATTTGCTTCGCCGTTGCTGCTTTGCAGTATGGATCCGTTCGTCCACACGCTCGGTGTGGTGCCGGTGGCCACAAATATGACGCCTTCTGCGTTGGACGATGCGCCCACGTTTGTGAACACGTCGCCTGCGCCGTAGTACACGATCTCATACAGCTGGTTCAGTACGAGCGGTCCCGTTGTAACTGCGATATTTGCCCCCGCCGTGAAGGAGATCCACTGTGTGCCATTCCAACCGACGAAATCCGTTCCGCTCCATCTTACCTCACCGGCCTGGAATGCTATGAGCGTTGGGTCTGGCTCAAGTCTAAGCCTCGGTGTTTGTACCACTACGTTGCTGAGTATGCTCTTCGCCGTTACTTCGCCGTTCGTATTGACCGTGAAGCTGTACGTGGACCCCAGAGGCAGAGGGACCGCAAATTCGTTGGCTACGATAGTTTGGGCCGATACCGAGTTAACTATTATGTCTGGACTCGCATTTACATTGAGCGTATCGATGAGCGCGGTGAGTCCTGCGCTTAGCTCTGCGAAATTCGTATTGATCGTAAGGCGCGTCGTCGAGATGGAATCCGTGCTTAATATCGTGTTCAATTGGAATAAGTCCGTGATATTACTCATTTAACTGGCGGTTATATTTTCAGTATATATCCAATCCAGATAGGCCTTCTTTATAAGAACGGAGAATAAAAAACCCGCCATTAAAGCGGGTTTTTGTTTGGCGGGAGAGGCTCTATTGCCGGTCTTCTATTACCAGATCTCCATCAAAGGAAAGTGGCTGGTTCGTCGTCGTTTTCCGTCAGTTAAGTGACGTTCCGCGAAAGCATCGTTCATCCTGGATGCACAGGATTTGCAACCAGCGCTCCATCGCCGAGCTTCAGCTGTTTCGCCCCTCCCATTCGCTTAGTAGTTCTTCAATCTGCGAGACCTCGTCCTCGCGAACGATGTCCCGGTCACCTTAGCATACGCGCTACGCACATCGTCACGGCTGAATTTGCTGCTGTACAGCATAGGTTCTCTTCCGCTCGTGCTGCTTTTGAACACAACCCATGTTTTTTCATTTAGGGATGTTTTGTCCGTTTTGCGTGTAAGACTCCCGATCGGAGTCACTCTCTTGCTCTTTCCAGAGCTCGTCGTCTTTTTACTCATGTTTTTTGTTTTAGGTTAAGTTATCATTTATCAACCGTACGTACTAATATACGAATAATTATCCAAGAAGTTTCGATCCATTTGAAAATTACGCACAATATCATGGTGAAAAATGTAAATTAAATCTCATCAGGTAGTGGTCCCATTTCAAACGGGTCGAATCCACGTGGGGCTACCTTCATTTTACCAAATCTCGTCCCACCAAGGAGCGAGTTCTTGTTCCATTTTTGCCTGTCCGCAGATGGTACCCGCTTAAACGAGCTTACGATACTCTCGTTTATCATCTGGCTGACGTTGAAAGGCAGCATGTCATCGATGAGCCATACAAGCCTGGTGTTCCGCACTATGTTATCGCCGACTTTTTTTCTAAGCTCAGTATCGTCTACGTCGCCCATCACCCTGAGCAGCACGCCGGAGATCTCGTCGAGTCTCTTGTCGAGGTCGACATCGCCGAAGTTATACCGACTCAACGCCTTGGGATTTGCCTTCCTCTGCAGGACGTCAAGCCACTCAGACACAGACAGCGAGTGGTCGGATACTGGTGTGGTGACAATCTCTATTATCCGTTCTGCCTTCTTATCGGTCACCCGCACGAACTTGACCTCTCCCTTGGCGGTGGTGGTCTGCATCTTCCACGTAGAAGGCACGTCGTCGCCGTCGTCGCCTATGAGTATCTTGTGAAGTACGTAGTAGTCGGTGTCCATCGTCTCGAGCACGGCGCCGGAATCGCGCAGCATGCGTGACAGGCTGTCCCTGTCGTCGGCCATGTTGAACTCGAACACCGTGTTGCTGACAGGCCTTTCCTCCATCGCCTCGAGCCAACCGCGCTTGGCGTATATCTTGTTGCTGTTGCTCTTGTTGTTCCACACGACCGTC